ACCGCTTGCGGTTCTAAGTCCTGCTATTAATGTTCGATCTGTGTCACCTAAAGAGACAGTATCTAATACAGCTTGTGTTGCAGAGAAGCTCCAGTTACTAACTTTAGCCGCCTGAGCATCGTTAATAAATAGTTGTCCGTCCTGCCCTGAATAAAAGCTTGCCATTTCACTTAACCAAGTTGAGTTTCATTCTAGTCACCATCAAGACATCCTACAAATTCACAAGAAACTGTACTAACGCCCGGAAATACACTAGAAACTTTTGGAGGACTGCTAAATCTCCATCGAAGCCCTGTTGCAGTTCCGTTTGGTGAACCTTCTTTATAGTATTCCTTTAAAACACTATCTTGCGTTCCAACTAAAGCATCAGAGTCACCAAAGGATACATAATCCCAGTCACTATTAATCTCTTCATAAAAAACAATAATTTGTCTAGCCTCCGCGTCAGTAATATTTTCAAACTTAAGATTTAACTTTGAATTAACTCTCTTATTTCCATAACGTAAGACAGTTTTGGCACCGTTAAGAGCCTCAAAAACAGTCTGAGGATATTCACCCGGAGAATACCTACGGGAGGTAGCTTTTAAAAATGGAAAAGTTTTTGCACTACTCATCAAACCGCCTCTTCAAAGTCATCATCATTGTAATTTAAAGTTTCTAAACTACCGGTTGGTGTTAATGGTGCGTGAACTCCCACGACCTCAATAAGTCCTTCTTCTCCATAAGAAATAGATTCAACTTTATAAACACGGTCAGTTTGTGATGTAACAGCCTTAGTAAATACAGATCCTCTGAAAGGCGCGGCAGCTAAACCATTTTCAATAGCTAATGTGGCTTCTCGAATATCTTCTACTTCTCCGTTCGCAGTTGGTGGTTTCCAATAAAAAATAGTGTCTCCATTACTTATTCCTTTTTGTGCTTGAATTACACCTTCAGAAGTAATAATCCCATTTGAAAATCTACTTAAATGTGTAACTTCTGAAAAGACTCTAAAGTACTGACCCGGTTCTAAATGCATTGCAGCTTGTGGAGTCGTCGAAAAAGTAAGACCGTGATCTACTTCTTTGCGAACTTTTAATACCTGCTTGAGAAAAGTCTTTGCATGTTCTTCACTGGTACAAAACGCAGATAGATCAAATGTTTCTCTAGGTAATTTGTCACCGCCACTATTTTTAAGTCTTAAGCCTATTGACTGCTTTTCTGGAAACTTATTTTCTTTTTCCTTTCTGTAAGTTGCTATACCTTGAAAGGGTTGTCTTTCTTCCGGGGTTAAAAAACTAACTTTTAAATCTTGAATATTCCCGTCCGTAAATAAGGCTCTGATATTTGGTTTAGCTGCATAATCAATCGTAAAATCACTTTTATAAGGTACGGCGGGGAATAGCGAGAACTTACCTCCATTAATACAGAAATCTAATAAGCAATAGCCAGCTTGCTCAAAAATAAATTCCCGTAAGTTTTGCTTTTCGCTAAGTACCCCACTCCAAGTAAAACCATTAGCGCGACAAAACTTTGCAGCAATAACCATGTTATCTCTATCTACTGATCGAATACCAAGTAACTCACCAATTCCCCAGTCTGTATTAGTTAAAAGGCTATAAGCAATCTCAGCAAAATTATTCGTCGAATCATATAAATTGGTTGTTTCATTTCCGTTGTCATCTATTAAGCGTTCAACCTTAACGCCCTTTTTTACATACGCAGATATCTGATTAAATGTAGTCCACTCTTTAGAACTATTTATGCGAAGACCAACAAGACCCAGATTTTGATAATTAGCAACCTCGTCGTTAATAACCTGCTCATTTAAGTAAGAAATAATATGCTCAGGTTCATTATCATTACTGTTAGTTTCAGACTCGTACTTTGCTACGTCAGCAATAGCATCAAAAGGGTTTAAATTTCTGTTTTCTCCTGCGTTGCCCTCACCTCCAACAATAAAATTAGACCCGTCTAAAATTACCTGTCCATTGTCATCAGGACGGGGCCATGGATCAGTCGCTAAATTACGTGGGGATCTTAACCTTATCGCTACTTGCATTGCAGAAAAAATAACCGGATGACTGTCAGTATCATCGTCATCATTTGAGTCACGTTGATACGCAGTCGTAAACTCTTGTCTTGCTAAATTAATAAGTTCTCCCTCTTTATATCCGTATCCACCATTAGTAATAAAGATTTGAAAAGGCGCGTCTCTGTCATAACCTTCGTGACGATTTGCATAAACTCTTAATGTAAACGCTAAGTTTGTTCCCTCTGATCCTCCTATAACTTCGGGGTTGTTAAAAGCAAAGTCTTTATAATATTCCCAATTATCAAAATCATCCTCGTCAAAACTAAACGAATCACGTGGTTGATCGTCTGGTGAAAATTCACGGCCTACAGCTTCTATTACACCCGATGATGCTCTTGGAGTAAAGTCCTTTACTACTCCAATTGTCGTCAGGTCTGCAGGATTAGGAGGACTACCTAAAAACCATTCGTTATTGCAGAAGTCATTTGCTGTAAATGCTTTAGTTATGCCATTAAAAACTATATGGGGATTACTGTTAAGTCCCGCAACGTTAACGCTGTAACCGGTTAATTGTTCTCTTCCTCCTCTAAAAAGTCTTAAACGCCACGGATTAGGTGTTTCCCCATTCCAAGTAAAATAACGACGAACTGCATTACCGGGATAGGGTACAAATTTATAATCATATTGACCTAATTCATGGTTTATACGAATAAAATTGTATTGAGGTTGAGGTGATCTTCCTTCTACACAAAAAGGGACTCCACCATCTATGTACTGCCAATCATTATTACCAACCTTCATCATTAACCTAAAGAAGCTATAGCGTTTTAAATATTTATCTATACGACCTAATTGAATATTACCGTTATCTTTTTCGTACTGATGGACAGTACCTTCCGCTATTGTGTAGTCAAACTCACCCGGATGACTATTTACATTAGCAAAGCCAGAAACTCTTTTAAATACAGTAGATTTAAGCCCTATTTCAGTTACATTACAATCTCTATTATTAGAAACAGTAGCTACAGCTGCTTTCTGTATGGTTAGTACGTCAAACGTATAATTTTGCCCTAGCATCCCTGAACTTGTTCCTCTTCCTCCACCAAACCCTGCTCTACAATCAATGCGTCCTTGATCTGTAATTTTAAAAAAATAATTTTTAGTATCACCCATATTCCAAACTTCATCTTTACCAAACTGATTTACTTGTCTGTCACAGACACCTAAAGCAGTACCAATTAAATACTGCTCACCTATTTCAATTGAATCGTCAATGTTTTCTCGTATTGCTTCGGTTGCAGATCTAATATCTTCTGTTCCCCAAGGCTTGTAGTTTTCGTGAACACCTGCAAAATAATCAGTAGGATCAGTACCTTGTATTTCATATCTAACTTCTTGACCATTATATAAATCAATCTCATTTGCATTCATCACTACATTTTCATTGCTCTGAACTGCTGCGTACGTTGGGAAGTACGTCGAAGTTTTAAATCTCTTACGAGTTATATCATCTTTATTTGAAGCGTCCTTTGGTTTTAGGATTAACTCATAAGGTAAAGAATACGCCATAGAATTTGGCATGGGATTATAACTACCAAACTCAACACTTGTTGATGGGTTTCTTAATCCTGAAAACAATTTTCTATCATCTAAATCGGCATTATCGCTATCTACAGAGAACACATCTGTCATATCAATATTATTTCTATCTTTTTGTAGAGCTAATTCAGACTCAGGGTATTTATCAGTATTTAAAATGCGATTTTGAATAGATCTTCCATCTTTAAAATAAATAGCTAACTTTTTCTTTGCATAGTTTTTAAGTAATAAATCACCTATGGCATAACCTATAAAGTCAGGTCTAGCACCTAACTGCCCTGCACTAAGAAGAAATAAAGCTTTTAATTGCTGGTATGTTCCATTACTGAGATTTTGAGACCAAATTAATTGAGTGTTGACACGTACTCCCTCTCTCGGATCATTGGCAAAAACTAAGGGTATGGTTGTACCTAAAATGGCTAAATCCTGAACTGAATCAAAACCAACTTGAGGGGTATAACGTCGCTTTCCTGTTTTGTCTTCTGTTGTTAATGATGGTCCGGGTTTTTGTTCCTTTGGTTTCGGAGTTATTGCATTTACAACAATCCCAACGATGATCGAAACAATTATCTGAGTAAAGATCGAAGCAGGCTCATTCCTTATATCCGGTATATGGTCATAGTGACTTGATCGCTTTTTTGCTTGCAACTCGGTTAAGTTGCAAAACTGCCAATAATCTTCCTCAGTTATACCAAGGACTTCACAAAATTCTGTTTCTGCGGGTAATAACTGTCTACTACCTGAAGGTCTTCGATGGGACTCCATCTTGCCCCCGAGTCTTCGCAAATACTCAGCCATCCTTCTGCCCAATAAACTGCAAGACCATAACCTGCTTTAGATTTGCATAGACCCACTGTACCTAGTTTAAGTGTCTTTGTTCGTATCCCCCAAAGTTCTAGCTGTTCTCTAAATATCGAATAATCTTTTTGCTTTAAACGTCGATACCATTGTCTAGTCGGTTCTGGGCTTTTAATTCCGTAATACTTTAAGACTGTCCTAGATAAAGAGACACAATCTAATGCACCGTGTTTCTCAGGATCAGCACCCAACCGGTAAGGTAAGCCAATTAACTGATGTGGCTTCAACGGTTCTGAATGTTGGCAGTAGTAGGTAATGCACCAACTAGACTTTTTGTTAATACTCGATTAGGAGTTGATAAACCTACCGCATCTATCGCGGAACTTAACAAGACTTCAATCGTTTCAGGGTCATAACCAAAAGAAGCAACTAACCAATTATCTTTTGTCAAAATTCTTTGAACTTCAGTAAAACCAGTATTCATCAAACATACGCTGACCTCTACATGCCATTTGTTTAAGACTGCTTCGTGAGCGAAGTTCATCGTCAATGTGTTATTAGCAAAGATCAACTGAGCCTCTAAATTATTGCCTCCCTTATCTTTTGTCGCACCGTTATAGATAAAAGGTAAATAATGATAGCCCGGTCCACCTTCTTCACGTTGTATATGGTTTTCTCCCTGAGCAATAAAATTACCGTTATCATCCATCATTGGATTCATATTTGATCGGAAGCTATTTTGATAACGGCCTAAAGGTGTGACCTGAGAGTTAGCATCAATCGCTGTAAACTCTATGAATGTTGTTAATGGAGTAATGGTCATAATCCAATCCTCGCTCTGTGGCTACGAGAGTTTTTAAGGTTGTTGAAGACTTTTGCTTCACCTGCCCTAGCTCCACGCTTCGCTGCTGAATTAATAATTTCAGGAACAGCAGAACGAGGCACATAGTCATCACCATTGAAGTTAAGAGTAGGACCGGTATAACTAACCACAATCTCTGAACCTGAAACACCGCCCGAATCTGCGGCTGAACTACCCGGAATAACAGCTTTACCTCTTACTCCTGCTTGATACCTAGACATACTTTCACTCATCTTGTGTTCAGGTATTACGTATTCACCCGAAGCTTCTCCGATTAAGGCGTTGGTAGGACGATCTACAAAACCTCCTGTGGCATATCCCAAGCTAGGTGCATTTGCAGGGAAAGAAGCTGTACCCCCCGGAGCAAAACTCACATTGCTAGTAAGACCAGCCGCTGAAGTTGGGGCACCACCAAGACCCGGAATAATGCTTGCTACAAACTTTATAAATCCGGCCTTAGCCTGTGCTGCAATAGTCTCAGCCACCATGTCTAAGTAAGCGTCAGCGATACGGTTGAACATATCGACAAAAGCATCACCAACTGATTTGGTTCCTTTAATCACGTCCTTGAATGAATCTTGGAAACTATCACCCGCCGCTTCAGTTAATGTTATTAGCTGATTCATGGGGTCTTTTAGTTTCTTGAGACGCTCCTCTAAATCATCTAGCCAATCTTTAAAGACTGTCGAAGCTTCATCGGCGGCTTTCGTTGCTTTTTCTGTATCTCTGATTAACTTTTCTATGGTTTTAAAATCGGCGGGG